TCTTTTGGTTTTGTGTGAACAGGAATAGGTTGAATGGAGTTTTTGAGAACCACACTCTTTTCATATTCGATTCCAAGATCAAGGTGATATTTTTCAAGAGACCAATCAGAAGGAAAAACAAATCTATCAAACTTGTCTCGTTGACTTTTATCTTTTAGGAATTGTACTTCGGGGTCATTAGAGGTGTCTTGAAACCAAAGGATTTTTGGTTTATCTTCATAGTCACGAACTCTTGAAAGAATGATTTGGAAGTAGTTCCAGAGGTCATCAGGCACTCTCTCCTTGACTCTTTCGTAAATCAACTCACTACCACCCTTTGCATCCTTTGAAGCAATAACTATATCTTCAGAAGAAGGTAATGGTGGTAACCCTTTTAGATTTCTTTCTCTAATCTCTTTTATCTTAGAGTCATCAAATTTCATCAAGCTCATAATTTTCTCATTTGTTTGTATAATATAATTATAACAACTACTGACAACATTGTCAAGTTTTTTATTGGAAAAGATTTCCCTGAAATGTTCCACTCAATCGGTATAAAAGATGGCCAAGGTGGAATACTTCTACGTCATTTCCTGTTTGTTGAATTCTTGTTGCTGTGATATCTGCTGCTGGTTTAGTATATTCTTTGATTTGTTTTGTGCTCGTTTCAATTAAATAAGGGTTAGATGTTTGGGGTAACATAACTTTCCTATTTGTGCAATCCTGTCTGACAGATATAATATGAATCTACGATATCTGAAACAGGATTAGAAATTTTGATTGACTTCGGTGATAGACGGTTTTGTAAATCAATATTCGTTTCTTCCAAAAATGTTTCATACATCAATTCTTTATTAGCATTTCCTTTTCCTGTGGCAATTTTTTTGATTACTGTTGGTGGAATCGTGGTGAAACGAAATCCATTTTGACTGAGTTTGTATTTGAGTATTCCTGTATTCTCTCCAATATTGAACACTCTTCCTGTCGCAGCAAATGCATAATCTTCTAAGTAAACGTGTTCCACTCTCCCATCAAACCAGCGGATACACTCAATTGTCCAATTTGCGAGATTTTCATATCTTTCAATCTCGTCTGAATATTTAGGATAATCGTGTGCTTTAAAATTATCAAAGGATTCGTGAGATTTATTTTTTTTAATAAAGTGAAATTTACAATTTTCAAATTTGAGTTTGTCGTCAACAAGTTTTCCCACACAAACAGCGGGAGAAGTCAACGAATAATCTATTCCAGCGACAAACCTCATCTAATATTCAATATCATCATAATATGGCTCCATCAATACACCACAAAACGTACAATGAAATTCTACAGTATCTATCAAGTCTCCCCTCAATTCTCTTGTATCGAATGTTAGGGTATATACGGCATTGCACGCTGTACAGTCTACATCAGTTATTATCTCGTCTTCCATTTCGCTCCAAATTAATATTTTACATTATGATTCTATATATCTACAATCTCACATCCACTATCAGAAGAGCAAGCAAGTTCCTGAGAACCAGAGGTAAAGTCCTGTTGTTCAAATTTTGACAAAGTTGACCAATCAACATCTTGAGGAATCAATTTTGACATTTCCTCGTATTCATCCTTAGTGCAATCTTGGTAGGGTGCTTGACGATAAGTATGGTCGCTAAATGGAAGAAAAGAAATTCCACTAATATCGTCAAAATTTTCCCATACCCACGAACCAACTTCTGGCCATTCATTGTCTTTGACTGTAACTGTTATGGAAGGTTTGTGTTCACACCAATTTTGTTGGTATGATGACCACAATTCTAATTGTTCTATTGCTGTCATATCAGTTCTACAGATAGCACCTTTTGGACTCTGTGTAGGAAAAGAAAAGACAGTAGTATGATTTGGTTTCGTTACATCGGGTTCATTCGGAAATCCACTCTGTTTCATCATCTGACAAAGTGGGTCTTTGTTATCTGCTCTTACTGTCCGAATATAGTATGGACTATGCCGGGCATGAATACCGCTAGCACTATCAACAAGCTGACTAACAGTACCAGAAGGTTTAACACAAGTGATTGCCGCCGATCTTTTAACGCCCAATTTATCCGCCCACTCTTTGTTCGTATCCACAGCCACTTTTCTAAGAGTTTGTAAAAGTTCATTCAATCCTTTCTTTCTACCACTCGTCAGCGGGTTGTCTAATATGCCGGTGAGCGAGACACCAAGTAATCGTTCATCTGAACAGTTCCGCTCCCATTCTTTAGTAAGATATCTGAAGTTCGTGAGGGTGGATTGAAATGTACCAATGATAGTCGCAATCCGCACTTTCTTAGCAAGAGATTCGGCAGTGTCATGTCTTCTGACAATGCATTCGGATAGATTGCAAAATTCTCTACTTCTAAGTATAATTTCGCTACATGGATTAGTTCCAAAATCTTCTCTGGGCTCCCTCCTTTCAATGAACTCTTGATTTTCATCTTTTTCTCTTTCATTCAATTTCTCTACTTGTGATTTCGCCGAGGCACCATTATACATTCCCCTTTCACCAGATTTGGAGTCGTATAGTGACAACCACTCTCTCATGAAAGTTCCGACATTAGGTTTTTCTTTGTAATTTACTGAGTTGTTCGCAAGTGCTCTCTGACCTTCACGTTCCCACCATTGACCAGATTTTGCTGTTCTCATTTCTTCATCGTTGAGGTCAGACAAACTAATGAGTGCTGAACGCCGAACACCTCCTACGACAACAATAGCTGCAATCTTACAAACTATATCGTGACATTCGATTGGTTTTAGTTTTCTTCCTGCTGCAGACTGAAATATTTTTGTTGAAAAGTGAAATAGATCATCCAATGGTTCTGGGCCGGATGCTCTTCCTCCAAATGTCTTCAATGGAGTACCAGCAGATCTTACCTTCGACAAATCCCATTGTGGAACTTGACCACTCCATAAGAGACTGAGTAATTCTTTGTATGCCTTTGCCCATCCTAGTTTGGAATCTGCGACAACTATTGTGGTATCTGTTGGATGAAACTCTTCTGCGATTTGAGGTAAACTACTTACATGGTCTGCTTCTACTGAAAATCCAACTCCTGTTCCATTCATGAGAACGTAAAGGATTTCATCGAATGATCTAGGACTGTCTACCTTTACATAAGAGCAATTGTATCCAGCAATATTCTCTTTCCTGAGTGCTTCTCCTGCTGTCATCAAACACCTCATAGAAGGCATAACATTCAACGACATCACTTCTTTTTTCAATTCCTCTAGAACACCATTCTCTAGGTTATAATCACACATCGCTTTTAGATGTTCTTGAAAAAATCCAAAAAATCGATTGACTGTTTCCCCCCATGTTTCCCTTCGTTTTTTTTCATAATCCCACCGAGCATATCTTGATAGATGAATGAATTGCTGGTATTGAGTGGGTAAAGTGGCGTCATCGGGTACGGTCATTTTTTTCTCCATAGTGCTAGGTGAGTTTTTGCGTGCAGGGTGTTGAATGTATTCTTATTTATAGTTTCTAATATTCTTGTTTCGTTGATGCTAGACATTATCATATCGTTGATGTCTTTACAAGCAACCGAATCTGGCCAGATACAAATGTTCCAACCTTTATCGATAACCTTTTCCATTCTGTCAATGATTTCTTTATTTCTAGGTTCATTATCAAATATTATCGTTCCCTTGTGATTGTCCATCGCTTCTTTGATATCATCATTTCCACGGAAACTAACATCCGAACCAGCCATCGCAAGACAGTTAGGAAGAAACATCGAATCAAAAGGCCCTTCAACTATATAGAACTTCTTTTTTATGTCCAATCGTTCTAGTCCGAATATTTTGGATGATTCCTCATCCATCTTTATAGTTATATATCGGAGTTGAGTATTGATGAATGCTCTACCTTGAAATGTGATCAATTGCTTGTCTTTGTCAAAGAAAGGGATTACAAGTCTCTGTTCGTTTTTACTGAGGTCATATTCACGTTTTGTCATCTTATTGACAAACGTTTTAAAATCATCTGTATAATATATAAGATTCAGAAATTGAAGTGGAATATTACGATTCAACAAGTATGTCTTCGCGAAATGGTCATCATCCAAATCACTGATTCTCGGT